GACAGATTAGACTCTTTAGCTGGTGCAGTTCAGTATTGGAACGAGTCTCTTGCTATAGATGAAGATAGAGCTATTAAAGAACGTGAACAAGAACTCTGGGATTTGGAATTGGCAGCGTATAAAGGTGATATTGAGGGCCTTCTCGATGCACAAATACTTGGTGTCCCTCTTGAGCAAATATCAAAATCAGGAGCGAAAAGTGGATGGATCAAAACCTACGGAAGTCACTAGCTACAGACCTAGAGGATGGGTTGTGCGGGTACCTTCTTCTTTTGTTGGGTATGAGTCTTTATATCCTGGTGGCTTCCAGACAGTTGTGATAGCTGAAACAGAAGACATGGCATGGGAAGTTGCCGGGAATAGTGATGTATGGGAACAGTTAGATTTCCCTGTGGAACATATGGCAGTGTTTCCTCAGAATCCTCTTTAGCGTTGCCTCCAATTACGTTGGGGTGGATGGTGAGCAGCAACGGTTTGCTCTAATTCATTGAGTCGTTTAAATAGCTCTCGAGTATCTCGATCACGGCGGTTGCTTACATTTGAAAGTGACATGATGACAACACTGGCTGCTGCACCAATGATTGCTGCTGTAATCTCTGCCACTGTTCAAATTGACGAATTATGCCTAGTGTAGGACGGCCTACCACTGAATTTCATGGAAGAAAAGAAACCATCTGAGCAAAAGAAAAAGAATCCTTTGCAAAAATTGAAAGAAGGATTAGATGACCAGCAAGAACAGTTACAAGTTCTTTCTACATTTGTCAGGTTGGGAGTTGTAGTTTGGTCGGGGTTTATATTAACACTTAATTATGTAACTATCCCAGGATTAGGGGAGCAAGAACGTATAGATCCAACCTTTATAGCTAGCGTGTTTACAGGTGCATTAGCTTCATTTGGGCTCGAAACTGCAAAGAAAAGAGGAGATGGAACTTATAAAGCTGATGAAGAGAAAAAGAAGGCTCAGGGAGCAGGCTATGACAACGGAGTTCCTTATACTATAGTAAGAATTGAAACTCCGGTAAAGTTAGTGCCAGATAAGCCAAAAGTTGATGAACTCACGGGTAAAAAAATCGATCCTGAGACAGGCAAATTGACATGAAGAAGTTATTAATCCTGTTTCTGTTGGCTGCTCCCTGCCAAGCAGAGATTATCTCGAAGCTTTCTAGCTCTACTTCTTTAACAGTAGGAGCTAGTAGCACCCAAGCAACCAGAGTTCCATCGACGTACGCGGTGTCGGGATCCAATATAAAGGTCAGCACTGGAGAGCATATAGGTAAGCTTACGGCTGGATCGGCTACAGCTGCTGCTACGCTTGATGTTGGAACGTACGAGATGAACACTGTAGGATCAGCGTTTTCGCTGACGGAAAGCTGGCAACAGGGGGACGCTATACCAGCAATAGGAAGCGGTGTAGACGTAACCAGTGGCGTAGTAGCTGATATGCCAGCTTTCGGTAGTACCACTACAATCTCAGGCGGTGTGGCTGGTAACTTGGCTGGCACTGTAGTCAGTTCTGGAGTTGTTACGGTTGTAGCAGGGGGTGCAAATACTACGGCTGTAGGACAAGTGACCAATGAGCTTACCGTGAAGTGAGAATAATCCTGTGCGTACCTTTCTATATCTTGTATTGCTGTTTAGCCCTGCTGTTCAGGCTGTACCAGTTGTCCCTCAGTTCACACAGGGTACAGTCACGTCCCATACGGAAACGACCACGAAAATCACAGAGACAATCAATTCAATCGACATAGATACAGGTTGGCAGTACACAGTGACTGGCACAAATATGAAGCATTCAGGTTCATCTGTGTCTCCAACAACTGTTACAGCTCCTTCTCAAACCACTGATGGCATTACTTACACATGGGTTGGTTTAGATCACTCCAACAAACCGAACTGGCAGATTCATACAGACGGATCAGCCTTTCAGTTTACCGAAACATACGCTGCTCCTGGGGTAAGCCAGCAAACAATCATCCAAAGAACAACCGATCAGACAAGTACCACCGATACAACAAGTATCTTCCAGCAATAGCCTATGGATTACTCACGTTTAACTACGCTTTGCCTGCTTACTCTGGTGACGTCGGTGGCGTTAGTGCTACCGCCGCTCCTAACGCTTCGTCTAGTGGGTCCGTCATTAATCAGGGAGTACAAGTCCTACAAGGACCATTCCATACCAACACGTACGGTAACGGAATACAGTGCCAAGGGACTACATTAAGCGTTACGCCTTTCATCACAGGCGCGTTATCTCTTAAGCGACCCTACGAAAGCTTCTACCAAGATCCTGTTTACGATACAACCGATGTAAATGATGATGGAATCATCGATAACCCTGGTGGTATCTTGTATTACAAGGATGTAAGAACAGGACAGAAGGATTCACATTCCATTACAGGAGGAATCTCAGCAACGATATCAGTGCCGTTGGATAAAAGATTTACAGACCGCTGCTTATCTGCCGCTACAACCCAAGAGAAAATACAAAAGCAAATCTTGGCCAATAAGAGGCTTGACTTTGAGATTGCGAGGCTTCGTGAGTGCAGTAAGTTTAAACTTCAAGGAATAAATTTTGCTCCTACTAGCTCTGCATATAATATCTGTTCAGATATTTTGACCAGACCTTTTAAGGAAAAGCCAATAGATCATGTTCATCCTATTTCCTCAGGCTCCTCTGGTCCGCTCGGCGTTCACGAAGTGACAACACCTTCGGTTTCTTCCCCCGCAAAGCAAGAATCTTCTTCGTGATCTTCTTGGAAAAAGACTTGACTTGACCCTTCATTTGTTTTTGAACGAACTTTGCTAATGGTTGCCCAAGAAGAGTTACACCAATAACTGAGGTAATAGCTATCGCACTTGTATTAAGTAATGTCGTTGGTGGTGGAGTGTAAGTATTAACAACTTCCAGTACACCTCTTTCCTCGTATAGAGTTTTGCATTGATTTCCATCTCGTTTGTACCCCCTAATTATTTTTGTTCCGTATTTTCCAATTGCTCCTATTGGTAAATCGTCAGGTCTAGGGCAAGGGAGAATGTTCGGAATTTGTACATTTGGAATTGCAGCAGACGTATCATTGTTCGTCTCTTGCAAATTAGATTCTTCTTTTTTGTCGGTTGCCTTACTGGTATTAACTTTTGGTGTAATAGGTTGGGGGACTGGCTCTATATCTTCTGGCCTGTAATCGACAGGGTTAAAAGAGGGCATCCCTGCGTCACAGTACACTTGAACGCCTCTATCGTCATCTGTTCTTAATTTTTTATTGTTACCTGAATCTGGATGCGCTTCTACACAGCCAGGTATTTCAAATATAAGATTAGGTTCTTGTAACTGAAGAGTTACTGGAGTTGTTTGAGGAACTCTAACAGTTGGAGTATTGATAGTGTTGTCAGGAATAGAAATACTCCCAACTTGTATGTCGGGTATCTCATCCACTTAGTTAGCAATCCACAAAATCACTGCCAATGTCTTTTCCTATTTGACTTGCTTTTTTGACAGCAACTGCACTAGCAAGCCATCCTATTATTGGAATTCCAGAGAGTGTGCTAGCAGCAGGAGTTGCAGTAACGACAGAAGTTCCTACGATTTCACCATTTGATTCTGCACTGCCTTTATTTTTGATGCACTGAAGGTATTCAGATGATAATCCTGCATGTCCACCAGGATGATGGGCAATATATTCCTTATGAATATAATCTGTCTTGCCGTTCCATTTGCTTTTTTCTGAAGTGAACAGCACAGTCTTAGGAGAGTGCATGTTGTGATTCAATACAACTTCTAGCCCTTTTTCATTTTTGGTGTAGCGCATTTGACTACTGCTATTCTCTGTCGTAGCAAGGCTTGCGAGATTAGGCAATGAATCCCCTGACTTACTTAGTAAGACAAGAGAGAAGAAGTTGCTACCAATTAATCCAAGACCGAGAAGAGTAGGAAGAAAATTACTTCCTTTCACCTGGTTCATAACTTAGGCAATCCTGTTGTGGTGGGCATTGAAGGCATTGATTCTTTAACCAATTCAGGGATTTGACCCTTTACCTTATTCAGAATTGTATTCACAATTTTATCTTTATTCAAGTAACCCACTACACCTGTACCAATAATTAGCACGTTAAGAGTTAAAGAAGTAATTGCGATTGCTTTCATTATGAAGGGGGGGTTGGCCAGTCATGAGTATGAGGAAAACCACTAGCAGATGGAAGGTCTCTTAAAGATGTTCTATAAGTAGCCCAAGCTGTCTTCTTGTCACTTGCAAGAGCTGAATCAGCAGCTTGTGTCCAATCGCAATCATGTAGTTTTTTATCCCTTTCAGCACGTACATCAGCAGCTTTTTTTGTATCTATAGCTGTTTTAGCATCACCAGTAGCTGTTACTTTTTTATATTTAGTATACCATTTACCATCTTTTTGTTCGATACCATCTCTGTGTGATGAATCATAAGGTGGTGTTAAAGAAGGTTGAGCACCTTCTAAAATAGTTGTGTAACCCAAGCTTTCAATAACAGTGTTTGTTAATGGTTTAGGGAAACTAGTATTAGGATATTTTGCAAGTATTTCACTTCGAGTTTCAACTGCTCCCGAAGTATTGTTTCTGTATTCCATAATAAATTTGTTAGTTAAGCATGAGCATAGTATATATATCGATTACCATTATTATTACTATTATCATAATTACCTTTAACTGTGAATGAAGTAGATGAAGTAGTGCCTATAACTTCAAGATCATCTTGAGCAGCACTATCGTTGAGTTCCAATCTCTTGTCAGTTCCACTATTAGAAATACCTCTCAATGTATCGAATACTAAATAACCACTAGTCGAATTTACTCTTTTTATCATTATAAATCGAGGTGAGAATCCAGTCGTTATTTCTTGTGTAGAAGAGCCACTTGTTCCATTACCTGTGTAAAAGCCGCATTTTGAGATTCCTTCAACACTCGAGAAGAGTAATGCGAGATAGTTACTACCACTTTCATTTACATTACCAACATCACCTATTGAAAAGACAGAACTTGTGGGTGCAGTGTCATTCCATCTATTAGCATTATCCGTCTCACCATCAGTCAAATTCAAAGTTAAATAATAGTGCCATGGATTAGTACCACCATTCAAACCTTTATGCCCTAAAGCCCAGTTCCAAGTATAAGATCCTCCAGATCTATGCTTAATCCAGATCATCTCTGGGACTTGCCCTAGTGAATGATTAACTGTTGTAGCAGAACCTGTACCTGTATAACCTACGACATCAAAACCAGCGTGGCGTCCCCACATCCATGCTTGATAGTCTGATCCATGAGTACTATGATTTTGGAATCCAATATTACTATCAAATACCATAGGAGCCCAAGTGCCTTCTGTATCGGTTTTGTTTAAATAGTTATACTTCCCTTGCAATTTTCTATAACCTGACTCCCAATGATGGTCAGTACCAGGTTTTCTATAAGTAACAAAATCAACAGGGAAAGTACTTGTAAAGTTAGGAATAGTCGAACTACCAGCTCCAGCTGACATAGCGAATACATCTGTACCTGCATCTGGAGGAGTGATCATATTTCCTACAGCTGCTCTAATAGCTAGATAGATATATTTATCGTTATTTTTATTAATTGCATTATTAGATGATGTAACTTTAAATCCAGTAGATGTTAATTGAAAGAAATCACTAGTACTTTCATTTGGAGTATCGTTTTGAATTAATTTCTCTCCATCGCTGTGATAAGTGATTCCTCTCATAGAATCATACATCATCCAATCTTCAGCAGAATCAGAACTTTTAATTATAAGGAATTGAGGTTCCCAACCTAGATTTACTGTCGGACCTGTTGAATTTCCGTTGCCTGTATAACTTCCGCATTTAATTATATCTTGATCGCTATTTGGTCCAAAGTCTCCATCTCCATCATTATGTGCAAATAAATAAGCTACATATGTAGCCCCATCGGCATTTACATTGCCATCAGTTTTTATAGAAAAGTGCGTAGAGGTCGGAGTAGTACTATTCCATGTATCATTACCATTATCGGATGCAACAGCATAGTTAGGATATGATGTTTTAGTATTAGCAAGGCTTCTGTGATAACCAGCCCAACCCTCTGAGCCACTTAGTTTTTTAACATATATCATTCCGGGTACACTACCCAATGAATGAGCAATAGTTGTGGCTGAACCTGTTCCTGTATAGGTTACAATATCAAAGAATTTTTTGTGTTTTAAAAACGTCCAGCTTACATACCCTCTACCGCTGTAATTTGAATAATTATCAGAACCACCAATTGAAAAACCATTATTATTAAATGATGATATTAAATCGGTACGTCCTGTTGTTTGTTGATTGTCAGCATCCATATGTATTAAATGACCAGCACCTCTTTCTGTATCCATTATTACATGCTGGGAATCATGGGTTCTATTTTTTATCCATACCAAGCCACCTTCACCTGATATATCCATCCCATTAACTATAGATGTAGCTGACCCTGTTCCATCATAAAGATGAGTTTTAAATACCTTATCTATATAAACAGGATCACTACCACTTACACCAGCAGCGGCACCCATTGTTTTTAAACTATTAGGATCCATAATAATTAATCCACATAATCAACGAGTGAAGCACCTCTCCATCTAGTGCCACCATCATTTGTGTGGAAATAGAATTGGTGAGTCTTGCCTGCAGTTAGTGTTGGTGCTGTATCAGAAGGCCACTTAACAGAGGCTGGCCAAGTTAAAGTACCAGAGTTATGGTCTACTTCAATTACCATTGCATATGATTTAGTATCAGCAGGTGCTGTGCCAAATGTAAATGTGATATTACCTGCAGCTTGTACAGTGAAGTAATTACCAGTAGAACAATCAACAGTTGTAGCATTACTAGAAACTGTTAATGTTTCTTCTTGTTGTATATATTGACCATCTATACCAAGACCAGTCAATGTACCAACAGAAGTGATTGCAGTCTGAGCCGCTTGAGTTACTGTTAACGCAGTACCTGAGGTATTACCAGTAACATTACCAGTAACATTACCAGTAAGTGCTCCAGTGAAAGCAGTAGCTGCAACAGTTCCAGTAACAGTTACACCAGTATTAGTAGTCTCTAGTTTGGTAGAATCTCCATATTTAAGATGGATTCTTCCTTTGGCAGGTGAACCAGTCGTAAAAGCATGTAAATATTCATTGCTAGTTGGTCCGAAACCAACTTGATTAGGATAAGTACCACTACCTCCTAAACGCATTATTGTTGCATCTTCTATTTTTGCTTCTATACCTGATGTTCCACTACCTGCTACATCTGCATCAGTAGCTTCAATACTAGTATCACCTTCAATGATTTTATCTACCGTACTGATTATATCTGAACTTTTAGCAATAGGATGCCCACCAGCCGTGCTGCCATCATGTACAACAAGTGAATCTTTAGTTGTATCTACGGTAACTTCACCTTCGGCTCCAGTAAAGCTACTATGTTGTGAGGTTGTACCTCGTCTTAGTTTTAATAATTTAGCCATTATGCAATAGATCCGAAATCAATTTGTAAGTTATCGCCACTGACAGTTCCTACTTCAGTGAGGTTTTTATCATTGCAGTCTAAGTGACCGCCAAGTTCAGGTGTAGTATCATTTACAAGATCTGTAAGTCCGGGTGTGATTCCAGTAAATGCTGATCCAGTATGATATTTTAATACATTATTTGCACTGTCATACCATAAATCTCCTTCACTAGGACTGCTCGGTGCTGAAGATGCTATTTTATATTCAGCAGCATAACGATTAATATCAGCTATAGAACCAGCTACAGTATTTATATTAGAAGCATTAGATACTACAGAATTTATATTTGATGCATTAGATACTGCTGAGTTTATATTACTAGCATTACTTACAGCTGAATTGATATTACTAGCATTACTTACAGCTGAGTTTATATTACTAGCATTACCAGCTACTGATGTAACGTTACTACTAATACCAGCTACTGTAGTAATATTAGAACTAATACCAGCTACAGTATTTATATTAGTTATAGCACCTGCTACAGTATCTATATCATTACCACTACCTGTAGACAAGGAATCAGCAATAGAACCAAGATCTTCTGAAAATACAATTTCACCAGCTACAGCATTAATGTTACTTGAATTAGAATTAACACTATTTATATTAGTTAGATTACTATTAACTGTATTAATCGCACTAATACTACCTGCAACAGTATTTATATTAGAAATACTACCTGCAACAGTAGTTACTTCAGTAGCTTTAGGTGTTTGTCTATGAAATGTATAAGTATGTGTTACTGAAGTAGTCTCAACAAGCATACCAAATGTAGCAGCATAT